ATAGGTGTACCCATCAAGGATAGCTGAATAGCGTTCTACCATCTCTGACTCATGCGGGTGTATAATGTGCTTCTTAAGAATGATAGACGCTTCAAGACCGTATATAGAATACACTTGCGTTATGAACTTAGCACCGGACTTCACAAACTCCAGGTTGGTAGAGTATTTCGTGATTGTAGAAAAATTCTTTGTGCTACGCTGTATCTCTTTCAGATCAGTAGACCACCCAATAGGTTCTTCTATTATGAGTGTGCCATATTCATTATGTGATAAGCTGTATTCAACAGTGTTGTATAACATTATAAGAATTTATTTCGATACATATTATCTTTGAGTGCCTGTGCTACCGCATCACCTACCGCCCTATCATTATTGTATATCTTGATTCCTGACAGACTCTTAACTATCTCTTCTTTAAGTTGTTCCTTGAAACTATTGTCAAAAGTTTCCTTCTTTGGCAACAGATCACCTGATAACGAAGCAAACATAGCCGCGTTGTTAGCCGCTGACAGTATGCTCTTCTGTGGCAACGTATCAATGAAGCTGTCGATAGACTTATGAACCTTGTCACCTCGTTTCATGTAAGTAAGCGTAGACTTGTTAGGTGTCAAAGCAAACGTACCATCCTTACGCTGTATAACCTCGCTTCTTCCACCGTCACCGACTATGGCTGCGCCTTCGTGTGTTCCAGAAAGGTGTCCTTCCTTGTATTTCGGAACTGGTTGAGCAAGAACAGCCGCCGCTGCCAATGCGCCCTGTATCTTAAGCCATGTAGCTAAATATATTCCTAAGAATGGCCCTGCTTCTGCTGGAGCGCGTGATACAGCTACAAGTGTATTGATAGCAATGTTGAACAATGCAGCAGCCTTATCAATGATAGCTTGTTTCTTCCTTGCTTCAGCAAGTTTCTTCTGCATCTTCTGTTCCTCTTGGAACTTCTCTATTTCTAATTGACGTAGTCTTTCGTTCTTAGCTTCCTCGTCACCAACTTCAAGTTCTAATAGTTCTTTCTTGTGGTTATAGCTATCATCAAGTGCGTCAAGTTCATCCTCTATGTTCTGTATCTGCCTTTCGTAGATAGCATTAGTCATATCAGAGAAAGCCATCGCTGTATCTCCATAGACCATAAGCCAATCATTGAAAGTCATGATATTTTCAGTAGCACCTTCAGTAGCCTTAGCCATATTATCCATCTCTTCAGCTATCCTGATTTGATTGCGAATCATGTTAGCCATGAGCGGATCTGATACTTCTAACTGTTGGAGCATATTTTCTAATGCTTCTCCTCCCATTTCTATATTAGAAAAATTACCAGATTTAAGTGCTGTTATTAATTCTGATATAGCTTTTCTCGCTTTTTCTATTTCCTTTATTTGAAAAGCATCCTTTGTATTTTTCTGTACATCTCCAAGTGCTTTAGATTCCTTTTCGAGTTCTTCAATAAGACCACCAACAGCTTGAGCTGTTTCTATTATTTTAGTTTCATCCATCGGCTTGTCTTTGGCTCTATTTTTCTCTTTGTTTTCAATAGCACCTAAAGTAATCAATATCTGTCTGTATGCTTCAGCATGACCTTTCAATGCTTTTATAGCTAATGGGTCTGTCTGAAGTTTAATAGTCTTTTCTATAAATGCTATCTGTTGTTCATACCAACCGACAGTGCCTTGTCTTATTTCCTTTTCTGTCTTTAACTCATCGTTCTTTAAGCCAAGAGCTTTCAGATATTTATTTGTATTTTCTGTTAATATGTCTAATATTATTACTTCCTCTTTTTCAAGAGCATTAAGTGTGTTTTGTGATTCTACTTGCTGGTCTTGGTTTTCTTTTACTTTTCTTGCTAATGTAGCTCTCTGATAAAGATAAACAAGTGATGATGCTGCCGGAGCTAACCCGTCTAAAACAGATTTGTTTTTCAACTCTTCTGCTTTTGCTTCAGCTTCAGTTACAGCTAATTTAGCTGTCCTTATCTTAACTTCTTCTTCAATCCGTTTATTGTAAATATCTGAAAGCTCGTCTGATGCAGCTTTTACAGTATTATATTCTTTTATACTATTAGTTAATACATCGTAAACAGATTTCAAACCACTTGTGAGTAATTCTTCATCTGACATATTTTGGAGATGTTCACCGTAAGTATCTCTTAATTCGTTTATGATTTTTTTCTTATCTTCATAAGAAGTATTTGAATCTTCTAAAGCCTTTGAAAGTAAAGAAAGTCTTGTTATCTCAAGTGCTGCTGCATTTTCACCTTCTCTTAAAGTATTATTGTATTCCTCCTGTGCCTTCTTAGCTCCATCAGTAACTTTGACAACCTTAGTCATAACACTAATGTAATCAACCAACTTCGGTCCAAGAACAGTTAAGACAACAATAGCTGCCGAAATAGCTGACTGCCATGAGAAAAGTGCGGCTGCTACCTGTTTGAATACATTAACAGTTGGTTTGCCAGATGCGGCTAACTGAACATTAGCCTCCTTAAGTTTTGTTATCTCATCAACGAAAATAGGAATGTTATTCGTCAATGCCATGAAACCTGTCTGCATACTATTTAAGAACGCGGGGGCTTCCCTTGTCATCTGCGCAACAGAGAATCCTAATGAGTCGAAAGATGATCTCGCTCTCGTTGTCATTCCGGTTGTACGCATGACATCATTTCCAACCATCTTATATGCCTTTGATAGCATTTCAAGACGCGGAATAAGAGAATTGAGTTGCCCTTGTTCTTTAGCTGACAAAGCTATCCCTTGAGCTTTTTTAGCTTGGAAATCCTGATATTGCTTTGTTGCCTTACTTAACTCAGCGTTAAGTTTAGTAAATGCACTTGCTTGTTTTTCTGTATTAGAAACTTCTTTAGTCCTTTGGTTATTTAAAGACTTCTGTGTTGTTTCTAATTTATTATGCCACTGTAATAACTCTTTCTCTTTCTGTGTTAGTTTCTGATAAGCAAGACTTAATTCATTTACATTCTTAGTATTATCTTTTATGGTCTTTGTAGATCCGCTACCATTACCTGATTTACCGCTAAGTGATATTTGAGAAATATTCTGTATCTGCGTATTTATAGCGGTTAGTTCATCCTTTAATAGATTTATCTGTTTGAACGCTTCGGTACTAACTACTAAGTCTATTGCTCCTTTGTTGCTCATTGCTTCTTTTTTTGCAGATATTTATATATTCAGCCCACTGGCTAACAACAGTTTCTTTTGGATTTATCCTAAATCCTAACGATGTCTCAACAATGGCTATGTCCTTATATAGATTATTAGCATTTTCTTCCTTTTCTTCAGGGTTTATTAAATCCTGGTTCTTTGACTTTAATATATCTAATTTGAACTTAAGAGCCTCTAACTTTTTTATCGGGTCTGGAATATCGTACTTCCACGCTTTCAACTCATCATTTACCCACTGTTCCTTCGATGTCTGACTTATCTTTAGTAAGATAGATACTGTAACGAGTTCAAGTTCCATTTCGCTGATAACAGCAAGTGTCCTCTGCGACTTGGTGTCACCGTCAATACCCATGACCTTCTTATACTCCTCATATATCTTTTCCCACAACTCTATTAACTTGTCCTCATCATCGTGTCCTTCATCTCCTTCGTAGCCTTTAACAAGCCACATTAAGTCTTTTGTATTAAGTATTTTGTAGAAATTGTATATCGGAAGTGTATCGCAAGACTTATAATAGCATCTCTCTGATTCTGTCATTTAGTTCCGGTGCAATTATTTCCCAGTTTACTATTTCTTTATTCCTATCCGTCAACCCGAAGATCGAGTCGGAAGAGTTCTGTATCAATAGCTTCCGCGCCCTTGCGTCAGCTGTAATATAAAGACTGTTTCCTCTTACATAAGCCTGAAAAGAATGGTAGGATCTACCTGTCCAAAACATATTCAGCCTATCGAACCTACTCTTATTCTCGCCCATCCTATCCATGATGCTTTCATCATTGTCATAGAACTTTTGCGTGAATGGTGAATAAGTATATAACGATTTACCATCTGCATCTATGCCTTGTAAGAATATCTGGTCGTACCTGTTAAGATCGACTATCCTCGCCTCTTTCTCTTTAACAATAGTTTCGGTGATTGACTTCACATCAACCTTCTGCAAATTCCCTAAGAAGTCAACCACCGTTACCATCTACTATTAACTCTAATTAAGCCACTACTACTGCCGAAACAGTTCCACTAAACAAAATCTCATTCAATTCAACTGAGTTGTAGTCATCAGCAACGTCATACAAGTATGCTGTTACCGTAGCACCTGTTGCGCAAGCACTCACTGTCAAGGTATAGTAACCAGGAGAGTTCTCAGCTACTACCGTTACAGTATTAGATGATTTGAAATCTCCAAGTACAAGTCCAGTGATAGGAGTTACACCATCATTAGCGAAAACTTTCACCTTAAGAGTAACGTCAGTATTGCTTGGAGGCACAGCTCCGTTAGCATCAGCAAAAGTCAATACCGCTGTGTTGATACCGTCAATCTCTGTAGGGATGAAGAAGTCAAGCTGTGAAGCCTCGATCCAAGTCATAAACTTGAACTCGCCAGGTTGTGTAAGCTGAACCTCGATAGCTTTTCCTTCGGAAACACTACCATCATTCCACATCTTAGCTTTAGGCAATACAAGACCGCCATTGAAACCACCGAAACCACCATTTTTCTCTACTCCAAGAACGTTACCATCCTTATCTACTACCCATACGTCAAACACGCCATAAGACTGTAATGCCTCAAGTGCTTTCTCATACTGTATTCCTTTCTTGTAGGTGAACCTTAAAGAAGTAAGTCCCTTACGTGCTAACGAGTTAACACCGGTATTACTTGTCTCAAGTACGTCATCCTCATTGATAGGCTCAAAGTTAAACGCATCAAGCAAAGGTACGATAGTACCCGCCTGAACCAACTCAAGCATATACGCCTTCGTAAAATCAGTAGCCGCTGGAACGTAGAACCCTTTTCTAATAAGGATCATACCATCAGGCAACTGGAATTTGAATGGGCAACCATACGAACCTGTTCCACCGCTAACGGTTGAGCTACAAGCATTGGTTACACCCATTATATCAACAATCTGTCCCATAATCTTTTATATTATATAATATTTCTCTAAACCTTTTTTTTCTTCTTCGGATAAATATATCCTCTTACCTGCTAAGTATAGCTTACCCTTATACGTAACATTGCGCTTCACTTTATAATATTTCTTCTCAGCCATAATTCACTTTTTTTATACAGTCATCCTTAAGGGTGATGTCTAACTCTAACTTTATTGCATCCCAAATATCTGTTGTTTCGTGTGCCTCCATGTCCCCGTAATTGTAATACTTCGTTATCTTGTAGTCCCCGTTGAAAATAATAACATTGGAACGTTCAAAAGTCTTAAGTACCAATTCAAGTACAGGCATAAGTACAACCTTGAAGTTTATATCCAGCTTTTCTCTGTTTCCAAGACTTACATTAAGCCCGTATGTTGCGATAACTATGTTTGGTGATATACTAACACCTTCATCGTTAAAAGACTCGTTAAAACCGCTCTCAAGCCATATCAGAGGGTATTTCTTCTCCTCCTGCTTTAAGAACTGATTTAGGTCTTTCACGTCTCCAAATTCAAATATAGACTTGAAGCAATCGTTGCCTACAACTATCTCTGGTAGATCGTTAAAAAGTGTGGTCAGTATATCCTCAACAACTATCATAAACCGAAAGTATTCTTAGCTTTAAATAAACCCATCTCAAGGTTCGGAAAGTCAACTTCATGATCTGCGAGATACTGATACATTGAAACTGTACCTGCATACCGCTGCATCATCCAATCAACTCCAACAGTAGAGCCGTAGGTGGTAGATACGACTTTCGGGTAGTTACCACCTTGCTCTCCTTGATATTTAGATAGAAAACCGTTCCATGTATTCACGATTCTTGGTATAGGGCTGACCTTAGTCGCGTTCTTCGCGTTCTCTGTCTGTGTGCCTACACCGCCAAACGATACCTGATAGTTCTCTAAATACTTGCAATAAACATAATCAGCGATCAGACTCTTCTTGATCACACCTTCGATGTAACGCAAACCTTTCCACTTGAACTTCTTCCCGTCGATCTCATATTCCTTGCCATTGACAAAGTCTTTCCATCGTTGTTCAGCAGCCTGCTTGAGTTTACCTTCGCTATCGAAAGCGAGAACAAATTCAGAATACAAATCATAACCCAAAGCGTATGTCATAAGTTCAACCTCATATTCGCCAATAAATTGAGATAAACTTACCTTATTCCCATCCAAATTACTATTCGGATAACTCTGCGAGTTTGGAATGCTCAATTCACCACTGAAATATGTGTTGTCTATGTACATCTATTAGGTTGCTATAGTTACTAAATCTGCTGCGATACCATCAACTTTTCTCCATGCGGCAACTTCAGAGTTCTTGATTAACAAGTTAAGTCTTTTTCTTGCTTTCAGGGTTTTCAAGTCTTTAGTGAATTGATCGTTGATCTCACCTACAGTGATAGAATATCCTTCAGAAGCCTCATAGATAGTACCATATCTGCTGTCGCCAATGTAGCATATATCGTCTGCAACATTATCATTCTGGATAATAGTAACACCATCAATGTTCATGTAACCATTAGTAAAAGGAGGTTGCATATAATTGTTGTTGGCATCTTTTTTCAGCTTGAACTTGTTGATCTCTTTCAGGTTCATAATACATACATTAGGTCTGAACTTAGATCCTTTACCGAAAGTAATGTCTGCACATACAATAGGCACAAGGTCATAGAAAGAAGCGTCTGTAATACCCATAGCTACAGCTGTGAAATCAGCTACATAAGAATCAAGACCATTAACGTGAGTGGTAAGACCAGTACCGTTCAACAGTTCATCATCAATAACCAACTCAACGTTAACTCTCAGGAAGTTTTCAAGCTCACCAGCGAATCTTGCATGGTCGAAAGCCATCTCTTCTGACAATGGAATAGTATCACCAACTTTCTTCAAAGTAATTGAATATTCATCCCAAGCGGCAGTAGATTCAGGAAACGCATTACCCTCAGCAATCATAGCAGCTGCTCTTGCGGTTGTTACAGCGTCCCAGTCAATATAACGTACATCTCCTCCATTGTCAGCACCTACCTGAACTTTCTTAAACAAGTCATACATGGTAAGATAACGTGTTGCAAGTGGAGATAGAGTTGTATCATGCATAGCGATGGTATTGTTACCAATAGCTGTACTTGCCAATGTATTTGCTTTAATAGTGAAATTAGTCACCTTGTTCCAGTCTGACTTCATCACATCCTCAATCTTTGCCTGATGCTCTTTCAGTGCGTCAGCAAGGCTCTGAACTTTCTCTGCACCGCCATTTTCAATAATCTTGTTCATTTCTAACCCGTTTTCTTTAACTTTGTTCTCTAAATCTTTAATTTCTTGCTTCAGTGCGTCAATAGCTGATTGCTTGTCGGCATCTGTCAGTCTCGTGTCTACATACTCTGTATGCAGCTGTGCAAGTTCAGCGGGTGTCTTTTGCTCAAACGCCTCATCTGAAATGCCTTTTTCTGTCAAAAATTGCTTAAAATCCATTTCTTAATTGTTTATAAAATTCAACTTTACTTTTCAGAAGTGCGTCTGCGGCTTCATCTTTACTCTCTTCAGTGGATTTCTCCGGTTGAAGTGTTCCTGTGATAGGGTTGCTACCCATTAAAACAGCACTTATCTCAATAAGCGATGCTTCCTTGACAACCCAAAAATATCCTTTCTCGTCAGCTGACTCCTTATTAGCAAGTAACGGATATACGTCATCCCAACTTTTCTTCTCGTCAGGGTACTTATCATCGTTAACTGCCAGGTCAACCTTTATATATCTCATGCCAACACTATGCTGGTCTATTCTCATATCTTTATAGTCGGCATAGATAGAACTGTTATAATCCTTCCTTATCTTAGATAACATCAGGAGTGAGGTTGTTTCCCCCTCGATATCAACGCCTAAATCTCTCCACGAGATGTCTTTTTCTGTAATTTCCTGCGGATCACCCACTCTTGATGTTAATTTGTACTCATGGTCGTGCAGGTGGAATACCTTGCTCGCCTTTTGCTTGATGCTATTAGAAAAACAACCTTTTACGTGAACATCCTCGTGGCCATCCATCCAATAGTATGTGTTACCTACGACAGTGCGGTAGACTTCGTTATCGTTATCCTCAAGTTTGCGCTCAGCCTTGATCTGCTCTCCTGCCTTGATAACATTAGACTGCCATACGTCAGTATATTTTACAGCACCCTTCTTCAACTCAATCAACTGTGCCTTATTGGCAATCATTTCATCTATCGTCATTTCACTACAATTTTATTCAGTTCGTCTTTCTTCTTTTCTATTGCTTGTAGAACAGACTTGTCTGTCATCTTGTCAGATAACTTATTCAGTTCGTCTAATTGTTTCTTTACCGCTTCTTCCATTATATAACGTCTTTCATGGTTAGGTATTCCTCTTTAGCCTCCGGTATAGACAGGATTCCTGCCTCAACAAGTATCTTCAACCCGAAAGCCAACGACCTTAGAGATGCTATCTTAGCTTTCTCGTTAGATCGCATGATTGGCAGGTGGTCGAGCCTCGCTACCAGCTTAGTCTTATATACGTCATTGAATGTGTCTGTGAAATCGTCAAGTTCTACCTGAATCTTGCTCTGTAAGAAGTGTATCACCGCCTTCTCCTGGTTCTCGAAGGTAGCACTCGTGCCATTAAGAGAGAAAAGTTCCGGTGGTATATTGAAAGCGTTGATTATGGCTTGCGCATCGTTCATCACACTCTCGTCAAGACCTAAATCTTTAAGTGGTATGTGAAGTGACTGGTACTTAAGAGCTGAATTAGTGATAATTGTCCTGCTTTTTCCTTTTCCAAGCCCATATTCGCCTGTTCTTGCATCCAAAAGTCGCTTTACATCCTCTTTTTCTGTCGGATTAAGAGGTATTTTAGCCACATTACCTACTGTTTCATTGGTAATCATCTCCTTACCGTTGGTTTGGATGACGATGTTCTTCGCGTCCAACGCCCTGTTGATGTTGCTTATCTGCATCTTCAGCGCGTCTATCCTACTCGGAGAAATGATAGGATTTTCACATAATCCGTTAGCTAAATCATAAAAAGGCAACAAATCACCTACTTTTAGCTTCAAATTCTGCTTTTTCTTATCGTAAATGATGGTTTGGTTGTTAAAACGGCTCAAATCTGCGTTACTTCTGATGAATCCGTTAAGAAATTCATCACCAAACTCGATAAGATCAGGTTTCAGATTATAGAAATACTCTACGTTATTAACATTCTGCTTGTTCGCTCCAGAAGCCACGGGGTAGATATAGTTGAAACCTGCCGCGTACTTATACCAGATAAACTGCTTCAGAAAGTCATCAGCGTTCTGTAATGGGTTTGGCCTGTTCAACAGCTGCAAAATCTTGCTGTCACGTACCAACTTACCACCTCCATCAACTTCATAAAACTTAGCACTCGCAAAATACGATGCTATCAACTGTATCGCTGGCATTAAAACAGGATTTGTCGTCGCTACCTCTAACTTATCCGAAATATCAGACATGAGTAGCTTGCCTCCACCTATGTCAGAGCGCGTATAAAAAACCGAACCATTGCGATACCTCTCAAAAAAAGACAGTAATCCCATTATAAAATTTTACGAATCAAAATTATAACAATTTATTTAACATTTTCGTTTTTCGCTGTGTGTTTTTTTACCCTATCAACGATAATATCATAATACTTCTGTTCCTTCTCCATAACAATGAAGTTCCTATTAGTATTAAGACAAGCAATAGCAGTTGTACCGCTTCCGGCTACATTATCAAGAACTAAATCTCCTTCATTTGTGTAGGTACGGATTAAGTATTCAAATAAGGCAACTGGTTTTTGGGTACTGTGTTTAATGTCTATTGTATTTGCATTACCAATTTCAATTATTCTTTTTGGGTATCTTAATCCATTATCTACTTGTATAAAGTCTTTTTCTTCTCCGTAGCAGTCTGATTTTTTTCTTTTGACAAAACCACGTTTATAAATCTTTTCTGCTTTTGTCATTTGTGGATTATAAGTTGGATGTTTAGCATAAAAAATACTTACTGTTTCATAATCATTTAATGGTCTTTTTTTAGCATCAAAAAAACCTGTTGCTTTTGATTTTTTCCAGATCCAATTATATTTAAAATCGTTTAAATTAGATGTTATCAATATACTTGTAAATGGCTCACTTCCAGTCAATGCTATTACTCCATTTATTTTCAAAATACGTTTGTAATGTTTCCAAAGCAATTTAAAATCAATTATACTATCCCACTTATTTTGCGTTGTTCCATAAGGCAAATCAGCAAGTATCATATCAATACTCCCGTCTGGAATATCCTTCATTAGTTCAAGGCAGTCGCCGTGGAGTATGTTATTCATGTCCTGGCTCATTCATGTTCCGCCCGAAATACCTATCAAACGCCTGTTCGAGTT